TTACTCCGCCTACAACAACAATGTCAGCAATCTTGCAACATATATCGTGACATTCTATACTTGTCAGTTTACGACCATGTGCTTTGCGAAATACTGCAACTGTGAAAACAAATAAATCATGTAACGGTTCTGGTCCCGATGCTCTTCCTCCAAATGTTTTGAGTCGCGCACCCGCAGGGCGTACTTTACGCATATCCCACTTTGGCACTTTACCTGAGTATAGCAGACTAATTAACTCTCGATATGCACTTGCCCAACCCATTTTTGAGTCAGCAACTACAATCGTTGTGTCTGTAGCATGCATACTTTCTGCGACTTCTGGAAGTTGATTGATAAAGTTTCTTTCTACACTAAACCCAACACCAGTTCCGCACATAAGAACATACATTAGCTCATCAAATGCTCGTACATGATCTATGTGTAGATAGCTACAATTAAATCCTGCAACATTGTCTCGCTTGAGCGCTTCTCCTGCCGTCATCATACATCGCATTGATGGCATGACTTCGAGGTTGAAGATAGCGTTGTATATCTCTTGTGTCTCCGTTGAATCTTTGTCCAACTGCCCTCGATCGATAAAAAAATCGATATATCTTTGTACTGTTTCTCCCCATGTTTCACGCCTTCCTTCGCTCTCTAGCCAGCGAGCATACCGGCTCTTGTGAATAAATTGTTGGTACTGATCCATTTAGTCTAATCTCCTTTCTAACTCTTCTCTTCCCTGATTGAAGTCTATTGCGTCTTCGCAATGGGTTAATAAATCCATTAACTCATAGTTTCTTAATATAAGATCACCACTATTATTTAATTCTTGTATATGCTTATATTTTGAATCAATGGGAAGACTGTCGTAAATATCATATGCACTACCATATTTTTCTAGTAGTTGTTGTGCTCTTTTTGGACCAATACCAGAGATGCCAGGAACATTATCTCCTTTATCTCCAATCAAACACTTATAACAAGCATACTTTTCTCTTGGAATATCATAATGATCTTTCCAATTATCTACTGTTATCTCCTTTCTTGTAACATATGAAAATCTCATTACACCTTCTTGAATTAATAAATCCCAATCCTTATCACTGGATATAAGTACAATATCTCCTATATTATACTTGTCTTTGTATTTTACAAGATAAGCTGCAATATCATCTGCTTCAACTCCTTTTACTTGTAATAAAGTATATTTTTCTTTTAGCAAACGTAAAGATTGTTCATATTCTAAAATAAATTCTTTGAAAGCAAGCTCTTCTTCCTCTGTTTGTTTTAAGTATTTATCTTTACGATTTTGTTTGTAAGAGGGAAGCAGTCGTTTTCTATAGTCCGAAGATCCTTTATCTGCTGTAATTATAATTCTTTCACATTTATATGATTTTGCCAAGGACTCTACAGTTGCAACATATTCATGTCGAAAATCTGTTCTACCTTGATGTTTCCATCTAAATGCTAGATTTAGGGCATCTACTACTAATGTTTTATTTTTATCTGGTTCTATCAAATCATTAAAATTAAAACTCATCTACAAATCCCATATCTTTTTCATTTTTTAACCATTGGTCTGCCAGTGTTACATAACATTCTAGAACACTGATATAAATGTAGTCTACACATAGTGGTTGATCTTCTGATACTACAAATATTGGAGAACGATCATATTTAAAAAATAATAAAGGCTCTTGGCCGCCTCCTTCTGCTTGTATACAGAGTTTTTTCCACCACCTAATTAAATTATTCGTTTTTACTTGAGTAAATATTTTATCACTTAAAGGTGAATCTTTGTAGTTTTTTACTTCAATACAGTATTTATTTTTTGCATGAGGTATATAAAGGTCGCCTTTAAGATACTCTAAAGCTCCCGATGCAGGTACTCGTTCAAACTTTAATCCGGTGTGTGTTCGAAGCATATCTCGTACTAAATATTCGCCTCTCGCCCCTTTTGCTCTTGAATCTACCACTCTAATGCGCTCACATTTCCTTTTCTAATTACTTCTATTTTTTCTAACAATGGATGTGTCCAACCGTGTGAAACTATGTATGTATTTAACTCTTCTTCGTTAAGTAATACTTCTACAATTTTTTCTCTGCCTGTGTCATCTAATACGTTTATTACTTCATCAAGAAATAATATATTGATTCTTGATTTTGAAATACTACTCATTAACTTGCGTATTGCTATAAGTGTTGCCGTATTAACTCTAGCAAGCTCACCTGAGCTAAGCGCAGAAATCTCCACATTGTTCCCATTATCAGTAATATTAACATTAAGCTTATCGTTAACAACCAAAAATTCGAGAGTAAATCTTCCATCTGAAAGTTCTCCTAAATATTTATTTACCAAACCTTCTAATTCTTTTACCAAGCTTTCAATCTTATACGCAATTAATCCGTTTGTACTAAAAGATTTTTTTAATATTTCTAAATTTGTTTCAATGTTTTGTTGATGTGTTAGTATAGTTTCATACTCTAATTTTTCTCGTTGAAACGCTTCAGTTTGTTCTTGAATAATTTGGATTCTTGTATTTCTTTTTGTTCGTCTTTCATTTTCTGTTGCTGTTCTAGCCAGTTCGTCTTTAGACGTCTGTAATTTTCCCTGTAAGTCTTGTATGCTATCCTCAAGCTTGTGTTTGTCCAAAAGAGTTCCTTGGAGAGTCTGATCGATATTGCGATATAAATCTTCCCAAGTCGCGATACCTTTCTGGGCCTCTGCAAACTCTGCATTCTCAGATTTAATGGATTTGATTTGTCCCCCCAACTCATTTACTTTCTCCTGTGCTATATTTGCTTTTTCAGCAGCTTGATCTATCATAGAATTTTTAATACTAAAACTTATATGTTGTTCACAAGTGGGACATTTTTGTCCTAAGGCATCTAGTTTATTCATAAGTTTTTGATTTTGATTTACTTCTACCTCATAAGAACTCTGTTCTTTTAATAGATGATCATATTCTTTCTTTCTGGCTGTTGAATTTTGATACTCAGTAAGAGGTATATTCTTTATCATTTTTTTATATTGATTATTTTGTAGAATTTTTTTATTTTTTTCAGAAATATTTTCAAGTTCTACCATTAAAGAACGTAACTCTTTTTCATTTTTTGATGTATCAATATCTAAATTTAGCATTGGAAGTATATCACTATCTTCCAAAATATTATTTTCTAACCATTTTAATACTGTTGCCAACTTGCCCGAAATGGTTGACCTTTCATTCACAGCACTTCTATGAGCATTTTTAAAGATTTCGAATAAATCTACATATTTTTCCAAATGCAAAAGATCGATAAGAAATTTCTTACGATTAGTATCAGTAGCTGTTAAAAATTGTAAACTTGCATTGGTGCTTTGATATACAAGTTGTGAGAATGTTTTAAAGTCTACCCCCAAAATATCCTGAAGAGTTTTGTATGTATTTGTAGCTGTATGACTTGAGATGTCTTCGCCTTCTTTTAGGAGTTTAAGTTTTACTGCATTTTTACGGTTTACCGTTACTTCGTATAAACATTTATCTTTTGTAAAAGATAAGTATATATTATACCCACTATTTATATAGCGATTTGCAATATCTGCTTTTTTAATTCCTTTTGAATTTTTATTATATAAAACTTCTTCAATAATTAAAGGTATTGAAGATTTACCCGTACCGTTTGTTCCTATAATTTGAGTAAGATTTGTTGAACTTAAATCTAGTTCATTACCTTCTCCATAGCTGAAACAGTTATCCCATTTCAATTTTTGTAGTGTAATCATTAAATAATCCTATGATATCAGGTATGTTTTCTTCATTTATTTCTAAGACATTTTTAAGGTATGCGTATAATTCATCTGTAATTGACATTTCTTTTTTAAGAACTAAAGAAGATTCATTACTTCGCACTACTACTTTCTTGTCTAATAATTCTGAATTTTTTACAGAAGCTAAATCTTGTATATCACCTTCCAGTTCATAAATTGTATGATGAAAGTTTGTAGAAAGCATCTCTTCTGGGGCTGTCACTGTTTTTCGTATTAGCTGAGGTAATATAAATTCTTTCCACTTCCAGCTCCAATTTTTACTTTCATCAATAAGCAAAAAACCTGTTTTTACTTCGTTTCTATGAAAAGAAGTGGTTACGGGACTTCCAGGGTAGACAATATTTCTTTGGCAATTGTTATGTGCATGAAGATCGCCCGCAAATACAACAGGAAAAGGCTCTAATAATTCAAGATCAATTTCCGGTTTTACATGGGGAGGAATCTCTCCGCGAACATGAGTAAATAAAGGCATTCTAGGATCAAAGTGGTCTATACTATTTTTACGATGTAAATCAGCATAAGGAAGTATTCCATATCCTAAATCTTCATCAATATAAGAAATATCAACCACATTTATAAGAGGATTAATATCTCTAGAAACCTGTTTCAACTGTGTAAAAAATGTTTTATTTTTACGAGTAGCTTCATGATTGCCGTCGAATATGATAGTTGGAATTTTTACTTTTCGTATAAAAGAGAAATATAACTCTAACTCTTCCATATTTGGTAGACGATCAAATAAATCCCCTCCAATAATATGCATGTTACATTCTTTTTCTAAATCATAAATCTGTCTAAAGAGCATATTATACCTATTGAGAGCCCAAGAAACTGGGACATTTTTTTGCCCCAGTTTAATGTGCCAGTCAGCGGTAAATAATATCACGAAAATTCGGCTTCTAGTTCTTCATCCACGTTTGCTTCTGTGCCACGAATACGGTCTAGCAGTTCTTTCTGGGCATCAGGGGTTGGACGAGGCATTACATCATCCATAGATTTTAAACTTGTAACCAACTCCATCTCGCCTTCAGAAAGTTCACGATGCTTACACTTAAGAACTTGTAATTGATACTCTACATTGTAGGGTAGAGGGCCAGTCTTTACTCGCTTGAACTTTACATCCCAGCCCTTTACGGGATCAGTTGGATCTCCTAAGTCTTCTGCGGCAGTAATAATTTGCTCCCACAATTTTTTCTTTAGGTTTACAACTTTTACTGCACCACTATCGATGCACTGAGTAGCATAGCTCCAGCCACACTTAAGGTCGGGATAGTACTCACGAACCCAATCTCTCTCTTTGTTGTTGAAACGCTCTTCATTTCGGTCAAATGACAGACACTCAAGAGGAATGTCCTTGTCGTTCTCACCCTTTACCCAGTACACATACCGAGCAAGAATGTCTCCAACTAGACGAAACTCCATGTCTCCATCACGATACTGAAAACTGTTTATTGAGGACTTTTGAGCAGAGCCCTTCTGCTTATTAAAGGATATTGCCATTAATGTATCTCCATTGGATTAACTTCTTCGCATACAAAGTGAACACTATCACGGTCTAAACGAAGTAGTCTGTTATTGTTAATTGTGTCTAGTTCTACAGGTAACTTATATAGATCTAGTGTTATCTTTCTTGTTGCTCTATAATCTGCTATATTACGCATTGCTGCTAACGCATAATATATAGATACGTCTCTTTGGTCATGCTTATATGCATTGAATAAAAGAATATCGGGATGTAATAAAAAACATCTTCCAATAAAATTTATTTTTGAATACTTATAAAGAGGATCAAATTTATTCTTTGGAATACGTTTCGTAATTATCATTTCCATGATTTGATTACAGGTAAAAATGTTACCCTCTGCTGTATCGTAGATTTTTGTCCAATCAAAAAGTAACATATATTATACTCAATTTTACCATTTTTGTCAAGAAGTATTTTTTAAATGTACTTCATTTCCCAGCCCTGTTTCATATAGTATCCTATACGATTGCTGGCCTGTCTTTTGGCAGTATTTCCAAGCAAATGAATATCTACTATAACAGGGTCGAGTTTCTTTTCCTGTTTTCTTATTACACGCCCGATAAGCTGTGTTAAGAGCGGGTCATTATTTACTGGAGTACCTAATATTAAACAACTTAAATTATCTATTGAGATGCCCTCAGAAAAAATTGATTGAGTTCCAAAGAGAATCTCTTTTGTTCCATTTAAAATTTGATTTGTTAAAATTTCTCTTTCTTCGTGAGGCACTTCACCAGTTACGCATATCGCTGTGTCTCCTGTTAAATGTGCACATTGTTTTAAAAATTGAACTCTATCACTTACTACTAGAACTTTGTGCCCTCTTGCAGCGTAGGCTGCCGCCAGCATAGACACTGTGTGCTGATACTCTTCGTTTCGAGTCAAAGCTGTAACTTTATTAGCCCATGGAGTTCTTGAGCCGTCTTGAAACCTTATACCAGAAGGAACTATATCTATTCTTGGAACCATATAGTTTTC